AGCCAGAAGGTCATCTTCACCGACGCTCCCCCGCGGGAAGCGCAGACACCGCCTTATCCGCTGCCCTCCACCGAACTGCACGCCACCGCGCAGCAGGGAGAACGCGTCATCGGCTTCCCCACGCAGATGCGCCATAAAGGCAGCGAAGACCCCAATCAGGAAGTCTACGCCGACACGGCCACCCATGCGCGGCTGATCGCAGAGTCAGAGAATGTCGTCCCGCTGACGCCGTCGAAAAAGGGCCGCTAAGCGATCCCCAGCATCGCGCGTTTTTCTTCATCACTAAGGAAATCCGCATCCTTCACCCGCTGCCACAACGATTCGCGCCGCGGCACCAGTGCGGGAATATCATCCGCATCCGGCGTCACCTCCACCGCCGCCGCACACAGGCGGTTCACCCACGGCACCAGCGTATCCAGCATCATCTGCAGATGCGGCAGCACGGTCTGCTCCCACAAGGCAAGGCGCGCTTCGGCCAGATTGGCATAGGTATTATCCCCGGGAATGCCCAGCAGCTGCGGCGGCACGCCGAAGGCCAGCGCGATATCACGCGCTGCGGCATGCTTGCCTTCAATATAATCCATTTCTTTGGGCGACAGCGCCATTTCCTTCCAGTCCAGCCCGCCTTCAAGAATGATCGGCCGCCCGGCATTCGACGCGCCGGAAAACTCCGCATCCACCTGCTGCTTCAGCCGTGCGAACTGCTCGTCCGATAACACGCCGCCACCGTCTTTCTGCTGCACGACCAGCGCACCGGAAGGCCGCGCCCCCTGCTGCATCAGCGCCTGATTCCACGCGCCCGACTGGTTATGCTGATCAATCGCATAGGCCGCCGCCTCGACCGGCGACAGCCCCAGCCAGTCATCATACGGATGAAACTGTTTCAGATGCAGCATCTTCGACAGGCCGGTCACCGGATCGACCGGAAACACTTCCGTCTTCTGCTCCACCGTATACTGATACGCTTTCGGCAGGCCATTGACGCCCGGCACCACCTGCACGCGATCGGGCCGCAGCAGATGCAGCTCCGACGGTGCCTGCCCCGACGGGCCGACCGCCAGCAGCCATGCATTCCCGCCGATGAGCTGATAGGACACCGTATCGCGGATAAAGCTGCGGCGCGTCTGCAGCGGATTCATGCGCGACAGCAGCGTCTGCGCCGCAAGGTTCCCCTGCGCGGGTGCCACGGCATTCACCTGCCACGGCACGCTGGCCACCGCATCGGCAATCAGGCTGACCGCACGATGCGCGATCACATTGCGCCGGTAAGCTTCATCGGCAAAACGCTGATAATTGCGCTGCGACCAGACCGGCTTCGCCGTACCATAGACAAAGGCCTGCGCGGATGCCTGCGCCCCCTCCAGCCATGACGGCACGGATTTGCGCTGCACAGCAGCAGGCTCCGAGTTGGATTGCGCAAACAGACGGCTGAAAACAGACATAGAAACTCCCGGAATAAAATGAAGATCAGATGACTGCTCAGCATGCGCTCACACCTTGTGCAGCCTATATTTTTAAACATAGGCATTCACATTCACGCAGGAAGTGAGAAAAAACAGATCAGGGAATTTTAACGCGACAAAGGCGAAAGAAGCAGAAATCAGGCGCGGCTGCGCGGGGTTTCGCGTTGCTCATGCGCGGCAATGGCCGCCGCATCAATTCTGGTTTCCGGCTTGTCTTCAGGCGCAGCGGGCTTGTCTTTTCCGGCGGCTTCCTTTTCTTTCGCTTCGGCGTCCTTCTTCTCCCATTCGGGATCGTAACGGTTCACCTTCGGATCCGCATCTTCCATACCGATGCGCGCCTTCACCTGTTCGCGCAGCTCATCCTGCAGCGCGCCGATCTTATCGCGCTTGCGCACCACATGCGCCTGCAGGTCTTCCACCTGACGGCGATATTGCCGCCCTTCCTTCAGCCCGCTATACAGCCCGGTCATCACGCCGCTGAAGCCAAGAATGCCGGCCACGCCCTTCGCCTTGATATTGCGGTAACGCGGATTAGGCGCGCCTTCATAGGTTTTGGATTTCGATCCCAGCTGCCCCAGCCCATAGCCGACGGTCATGCCGATCGCGCCGTTGATAATACCGCGCAGAATACCCAGCGACCAGGCATCGGGGCCGAAATAATCCAGCTCGACCGGCTTCGGATCGGCCAGCTTTTCACTGCTGAGCGCGATTGCCTTGTCGTAACCGGGATCATCAAATCCGGTAAATCCAAAACGCGGGCGGTCTGTTGTCATACTAAATATCATAGCAGCTATGCAAAAAACGCGGATGAACTTTTTATGACAGTTTAGCGCAGGAATGCTTAATTTTCAGTAACGGACAAACCACTCCGGGCGCACCATTCCGCCCCCTTCCGGCAGGGGATGCTGCTGATATTGCGCGGCAAAATGCGCACTGCCCAGCTCCCGCCCTGCGCGGGCAATCTCGGCCTGCGCCTCGCGCGCCGGATGCAGCAATCCGCCGCGCGGCCTGTTCCAGCACCGCCCGCCCGCCTGCCAGCATTCGTCTTCCTCCGCCACCGCAGGCAGACACAGATGCTCCCAGCCCCCCTTCGCCAGCAGCCGCCCGCAAAGGTCATCCGCATGCAGCCGCTGCATCACCACCACAATCACCCCGCGCTTCTTATCATCCAGCCGCGTGCAGAAGGTATGGTGAAACCAGTCCGCCGCAAACTGCCGCGCCGCTGCCGACTGCCCCTGCAGCGCATTCAGCGGATCATCGGCAATCAGCACATCACCGCCCTCGCCGGTGGCGCTGCCGAACAGGCTGGTCGCCAGCCGCATGCCGCGTCCGGTCGTCACCCATTTATGCTTTTCATTCTGATCATGGCTGAGGCGCATCGCCGGAAACAGCTGCCGGTACCACTCACTCTGCACCACCAGCCGACAATCGGCGGAGTGCTTATCCGCCAGCGACTGCGCATAGCTGGCCGCCAGAATCCGCGCCGAAGGATTGTGGCCGAGCAAAAAGGCAGGCCACGCCACCGACACGGTGAGCGATTTCAATGCTCTGGGCGGCATGTTGATGATCAGCCGGGTCACGTCACCGCGCTGCGCCGCCAGCAGATATTCCCCGATCAGCTCCAGATGCCAGTTCGGCAAAAAGGGCTGTCCGGGCACCACGGTGGCGAATACCTTACCGAGAAAAGCCTGAAAATCATGCGCGAACAGCTGCGCCGGAAAAACGGAAGAGGACATGGCAACCGCCCCATCCTGCCGCGCGCGCCCTGCACAAGGAAGTGGGAAAGCGCCTACAGACCGCGCAGAATCATCGAGCAGGCAATTGTTTTGCTGGTCATGACATAAATTGCACTCACCGCGTCATTGCTGGTCACGCAGCCGGAGCGGAAGGAATTGTTGAACGACACCATCCGCCCTTGTCCGGGCGTGCCGTCATCAATTTTGTCATCAATGCGTTTCATCTCAGCGCCGGTGATCGCAGGGTTATCGGTAAAGTCATCATCCGTCGCCATCCCGAACACAATCACATTGCCGTATTTCCCGGCAAAATGAACCGCCGTCGGGCCGGTGCGATCCAGAAAATACACCACCGACCAGCCCGCCAGTCCCAGCTTCGATCCGGGCGTATTTTTCCCGACTTCCACATCCTCGCCACCGGCAGGCCCGGCCAGTCCGGGATAGCCCCCCTCAATAATGCCCGCATTGGCCAGATGCTGCCAGAAGGTGAAGCGCTCGCCCGCACGTCCGGCCGCGCTCGCTCCGCTGAGCACCCCGTCACCGTTGCCGTTACAGGTTTCCGTTCCCACGCCCCCCGTCGCATTCGGACAGGTACCGCTGCTCATCGTCCCCCAATAGGATGTCGCATCATACATATCACCCGGCAGCGAGGCATATTGCTCGCGGAACAGCTCCACCGCCGTGCGGTAGCGTCCGGCATCCGCCGCGACGGAACGCAGCTCCGACGCGCGGATCAGGTTTTTTCCGGTCATAATCCCGCCGACCAGCAAACCGACAATCACCAGCACGATAGAAAGCTCCACCAGCGAGAAGCCCGAAGAAGCGCGGCAAGCAGGCCGCGCACAGCCGTGAGCCTTGCGCCAGCAAGCGTTCCATGTCTTTTTCAGCAGAAAAAGACGGGAACATCGCAATGCTCCAGGCTCCACCAGCGAGAAGCCTTGCCGCATGTTTTGCTGCTTCATCGTATCATCCTTTCTTCCTACAGGCCGCGCATGATGATGGAACAGCCGACCGCATCCGTATCCAGCAGATAGACCGCCGTCGCCGCATCATCGCTATCCACGCAATCCGGGCGGAATGTCGCGTTAAAGGACAGCAGCTTACCCTGCGCAGGCAATCCGTCATCCATCTTCTTATCAATGCCCCACATTTCCGTCGGCGTCAGCGCCGGATTGTCGGTAATGTCATTATCCGTCGCGGTTCCGAAGACAATCAGATTACCGTATTTTCCGGCGAAACGGGTTGCTGAAGGCGCGGTCAGATTCCCGTGATTGACCACTGACCAGCCCGAAGAACCGATGCGTGACGCCGGGACATTCTCACCAATCGTCACATCCGATGCCTGCCCGGGCCCGGCAATCCCGGTATAGGTTCCCTCAATCATTCCGGCATTGGCCAGATGCTGCCAGAACATATAGCGTTCCCCGCCGCGCAATGCCGCCGATGCGGAATTAATCACCCCGT